TCCTGGTATGATTTATAGAGATGATGCACACAATTTAGTATTTATACGCATTATGTGCAGACCACCTGCTACTAATCTTACTCATTATTTTTGTAAATCTTCTTATACAGGTAAGATTAATGGAGAATATGTGAGTAAAGATATATCCGGTAAACAGTGGACTGAGAAAGTGAGTAATATACTTCCATCCTCTGCAGCATGGACTGTTCATGGTAAATCCATACACATACCCATTTGGCGTGGATATGTTTCTGTGCCCACACAAAATGGCAACTGTGGTTCAATTTTGTTAGCAGATACTCCAGCTGGACCCATCATCTTGGGGACACATATAATGGGGAAAGATAGTGCTGTTGGTATTATGCGTATCAATCATGATTATGTCATACAGTGTTGTGACAATTTGGAACCTAATCCCATAGCTCGTGGATCTTTACCAGTATCTGCCCCGTCATGTATTCGTACTATAGGCGATCTAAATGTACAGAGTGTTGTACATAAAGCTAATCCTGGGTCTGGAGAAATTCTGGGTTCATTTGTAGGTGAGTTTCGACAACGTGGTAAAACTAGTGTTGGTCCTACCCTCATTCAACAATCGGTGCTTAAGCGTGCTGATTATGAATTGAATAGAACTAAACCAGATATGTCACGCAAACCTTGGATTAAGGCACTTAATGACATGACTCGTCCTGTCACTATGATGAATTCTGATACTATTGATTTGGCTGTTAAAGCATTTAAGCATAAGATTAGGAAAGTTGATGTGTCTAGAGTCATGGTTTATACTGATAAGGTAGCTATGAATGGTGCTATGGGTGTCCGATATTGTGATAAATTAAATCGCAAATCGTCAGCAGGGTGTCCATATAAACGTAGTAAGAAACACTATATTCAAACTATTGATGCTGTTACCGCTGAGGAATTAAATATGGATCTTATGGAACCAATCCAAGAGATTAAGGATACTATGGAAGAAATAGTGGCTACGTACTTGCGTGGTGAACGCTATGGAACTATATTCTGTGGGCATCTTAAAGATGAAGCAGTTTCTTTTGCTAAAGCTGAATCCGGTGCAACACGTTTATTTACATCTAGTGCAATGGCATGGTCTTTGGTAGTTCGCAAGTATTTGCTATCTGTTATTGTACTTATGCAAAATAATAGAGAATTATTTGAATGTGGACCTGGTATCATACCTCAATCACGTGAATGGGATAAACTGTATAGACATATTACTAAACACGGTGTTACTAAAATGATTGCAGGTGATTACGGTAAATTCGATAAACGCATGCCTCCTAAGATCATATTAGCGGCATTTGAGATTATTTTCGATATTTGCGTGCGTGCTGATTATAGTGACGATGAACTCAAAGTTATTCGAGGTATTGCATACGATGTAGCTTATCCTATTGTTGATTTTAATGGAGAATTAATTCAATTCTTTGGGGGGAACCCTTCGGGACATCCATTAACAGTAATAATCAATGGTTTAGCCAATTCATTATACATGAGATATTGTTATTTAGAATTAAATCCTCAGCGAGAGTGTATTTCTTTTGATAAGAATGTAAGTTTAATGACATATGGTGACGATAATATCATGAGTGTATCTGATGAGACACCATGGTTTAACCACACTAGTATACAAAGTACTTTGCGTGATGTTGACATTGTATATACTATGGCTGATAAAGAAGCTGCATCAGTACCATATATTGATATTGCTGAGTGTTCTTTCCTTAAACGCAGTTGGAGATATGATAGTGATGCACAAGCATACCTATCTCCACTAGATCCTTCATCAATAACAAAAATGTTGACAGTGTGTACAGTCTCACGTAACATTTCACCAGAAGCACATTCAATGCAGGTAATTGGAACAGCAGTGCGTGAGTACTTTATGTATGGTCGCAATGAATTTGAATCAAGAAAGCTTATGTTCAGAGACATAGTAACAGAATGTGGACTTGATGTTTACGTTGAATCTTCTACATTCCCTACGTGGGATGAACTCAATGTCGCATACCAGAAAGGTGAATGGGGTGTTGATGAAGATGGTCAACTCATAATATCACCATGGGAATAAACCCACCAAATTGACCTGTGTCTGGTCTGAAGACACAATGGGAATAAACCCATCAAATTGACCTGTGTCTGGTCTGAAGATACAAATTTCTACGTTTGTAGAGTGTCTGTGCAGTGTCATAAACTGCAAAGAGTAAACTTAATCCTGTGGTCTAGTATAGACTATTACATTTAGATTGATAATCTCTTTGTAATTAATAAATTATCGCTCAACAACACATTGAGGAGCTTAGCTGTGGATCTAAGCAAAGTTGTGTGTGTGAACTAGATCACACACCCTACGTCTCTCAGGATGAGAGACCTTTTACACAGGGTGTAGAAGTTAAGGATGTTGAATGTACGTGTTATGATTGTCATACTAGTTGTTTAGTCCAAGCAGATACTATTGATGTAGGTGTTATGGAAAAAGCTCTTAATGTGACAACTAATGAAAATGTTAGATTCGTAGACACGGCAGCTGGCATGACAGCAGGTATTGATAGACCATATGATGGTATTAGTGCTGGTGATCAAACTGAAGCCATGGACTTTGTGAAATTTTTATTACGACCTGTTCGTATCGCAAACTTCACGTGGTTGGAATCTGATCCTGTGGGCACATCTAGAGTGTACTCACCATGGCAATTATTCTTTAATGATACACGCGTGAAATATAAATTGAATAATTTTGCTTTCATACAATGTAAACTAAAGATTAAAGTTCTCATTAATGCTTCACCGTTTTATTATGGTGCAATGTATATGGGATATCAACCTTTACCCAATCTTACACCTAGCACTATTCAAAATGATGCTGGTACAAGATATTTCATACCATATTCACAACGACCCCATTTATGGATTTATCCACAGGGGAATGAAGCGGGTGAGATGACATTACCTTTTTTCTATCATAGGAATTTTATCAATGCACAATTAGCACAAGAATTCACCGATATGGGTCAATTGACCTTTCTCAATTATACAGCATTGCAATCTGCAAATGGTGTATCCAGTGCTGGGGTGTCCATTGCTATTTATGCATGGGCTGAAGATGTTAAATTATCTGGGCCTTCTGTAGGCTTGGCTCTACAAAGTGATGAATATGGTAATGGTTGCGTTTCGGCACCAGCTACAGCTATAGCCAATGCAGCTTCGTGGTTTGAGGACATACCCGTTATTGGTAAATTCGCAACCGCAACTCGCATTGGTGCATCTGCTGTATCTACTATAGCTAGTATGTTTGGATTTACAAATGTACCTGTTATAGCTGACTCTCAACCTATGAGACCTGAACCATATCCCAAAATGGCCAGTACAGAAATTGGATTTCCTGTTGAGAAATTAACTTTAGATCCAAAGAATGAATTGTCTGTTGATCCATGTTTGCTTGGTCTAGACGATACTGATGAAATGGTTATTAGTCATCTTGCACAGCGAGAATCATATTTGTGTACAGCAAATTGGTCAACTACTAATTCAGTGGATGACATTTTATTTTCGTCAAGAGTATTACCTGC